CTTGGGACTACGCCAGCATCGCAGCTTGGAACCTTGGACTCAAGGACGAAGCTATTCAACTTTGTCATAAGGCGTTAGAATTGGCCCCGCAGGATCAACGCATCCAATCCAATCTACACTACATGACAACTGGTGAAACCCCGAATCTTTGAGCGTGTAGAAAATGGACCATTCAACGACTACTGAAACTGCTGCTGCTATCACTGCCAAGGTAGCACCTCCTGCAACTGTCTCTATTGCGACACTGCTTGGGTATCAGGTTAGTGAATTGGTCCTTTGGGCCACATTGATTTACACCATCATGTTGATTTGTCAAAAGGCATGGCAAATCTACAAAGAAGTTACAAGTGGATAATCGTAAAGCCATCGCTAGTCTTACACTTTCTGCGGCTGCATTTGTCAGTTTGATTGTTTCTGAGGGTTGGACAGATAAGGCAGTAATTCCAGTCAAAGGTGATGTTCCTACCATTGGATTTGGCACAACCGATGGTGTCAAGATGGGTGATAAAACCGATCCAATCACATCTGTAAAGATGGCTTTTCGTGACATCACAAAATTTGAAGGCGCACTAAAACAATGCGTCAAAGTCCCACTAAGTCAGAACGAATATGACGCTTGGGCACAATTCACATACAACATTGGCGCAACAGCCTTTTGCAAGTCCACAGCAGCCAAATTGCTCAATGAAGGCCGCTATCAAGAGGCTTGCGATCAGATGCTCAAATGGGTTTATGTCAAAGGCAGCAAGGTTCAAGGGCTTGTGAATCGCCGACAAAAGGAACATGAGCAATGTATGTCCGACTCGTAATTGCTGTTTTGATTGTTGTCTTGTTGGCAGCAACCCATTGGAAAGCCTATGTTGCTGGAAAAGAGTCTGTACGATCAGAACTTATTGCTGCTGTCCGCAAAACTGAGGAGCAACGCCGCAACAAAGAATTGGCGCTGAATGAACAAAAGCAAAGATTGGATGAAGATTATGCAACGCGCAAAAAGAATTCTGATGCTGTCATTCGTTCTAGTCGTAATGAGCTTGACAGGTTGCGCGACCAGCTACGTTCCTATGGAGAACGCCAAGATTCCAAAACCTGCGCCAGAACTGATGCAGACCCCAGAGACACAATCATCCGAGAATGTTCTGAAGCTACTCAGTCGTTGGCGCGGGTTGCTGACGAAAACGGATTGAAGCTCAAGGCTCTTCAATCTTATGTAACGGACATTTGCTTAAATCAGAAATGATCCGTTCCAAATAGACCGCCAAATCCATTGCTTCTTCTTGAGCGTGTTGCAGCCATTGAAGATGCGTTAGGTCTTGGCGAGTCGTATCAGTGCCGTATTTGGCAAGCCCGACTTCAGCCCGTTGTTTGAGCTTCTGTCGGACTGCTTCGACATTAGGGTCAAGCATCTTTGACAAAGACACCATCTACCATTTTGCCTTTGCGTTTGCTGATAACAGCGTAAGCTGCTTCCAAGCACTCGGTAAAGGTAACGCCTTGGATATGGCATTGCATTAGCAGTGTCACTCCAATGTCGCCAATGGCATCAATAATTTCGGCTTTGTTGTCAGCGCAAACAGCATTGACAAGTTCTTCCACTTCTTCAACCGTTTTTTTGGCTTGAGAAGCAGCAGTGCCGAAACCACCGGGGCCAATGATGCCCTTGTTGATGCCCCAAATTTCAATCTCGTTTTCGATGTATTGGAAACTCATTTTTTTCCTTAAAAGGTGGGCCTACTCGCTGCGTCTAACTTCCCAGAGATCATCCTGCGCCGCCTAGAACAACGACTCGTTAGCATCCGCTTTTGGCCCGTTAATTAAAACGGTATATCGTCCTCTGGCACTGGTTGTTGCTCAGATTCTTGACGTTGTTTATTGGATTGGGTTCCACCAAGCATTTTCAATTCTTGACATTGAATTGACGTTGCATAGTGATCTTGCCCATCCTTTTGATACTTGCGAGTTTTGATTTTGCCAGATACATAAACAAGCGAACCCTTGTGCAAGTATTCACCAACAATTTCTGCTAAACGACCAAACGTACTGATGCTGTGCCATTCAGTATGTTCTTTGTAATCTCCAGATTGTTTGTCTTTCCATTTTTCAGTTGTAGCAATTGAGAAATTTGCAACAGCTTCACCACTTGGCAAATAACGTATTTCTGGGTCTTTGCCAAGATGTCCAATGATTTGTGCTTGATTGAGCATTTGTACCTTTTAAAAAGTGTGTTGTTTAGCGATTTCTTTTACGATTTGCTCATAGAAATCACGGGCTGCATTAACTTTGACCTTGATCTTTTGTTCCAAGGCTAAGTCACGTTTGTATTGGACTCGGGTTACACGCAATTCTGGAGCGATGTGTTCTACAGAATGCAAATTGTAATCCTCGTACCCAATCAATGAGTCTGGTGTATTCACCAAACAATAGTCAATTTCAAACTCATCCATATCCCAAAGCATCATGTACGCTCTGCCCTGCCATTCGTAGGTTTTATCCTCGCCTTGGCTAGACAGAACAGGAAATGTTGCTAATGACCATGATGATTTGATGTCGTGAATTTTCCCATCACCAACAATGTCACATTCTCCTGTGATCCACTCGTTAGTTTTTCGCTCTGTGTTCTTTTTGTAGTTGGTAAAAAGAACAGAGTTTAAAAGTTCAATAGAACGATCTTCGACTTGAATGCCCTTGTCCATGTATTTGCTGCTGATGCGTTCATCAAATCCATAGACAAATTCTTTAGCCATTTTGGTAATAGCGGTTTTGGCCCCAGCAGACAAAATTTCATCTTTGCTTTTTGGGTCAGTCATGATGTCAGCAAGTGACGATGCTCGAAACTTAATCATTTGCTAAAGCCTCTTGTAGTTTTTTTTCTTGTTCTTCAGACAGAATGAATCTTTCATTAAGCTGAAGTGTGGTGTATTCACCAGCTTTGATTTTTGCAATTGC